ACATGTCCTAACTAATTGCAACTAATTATTTAAATAAGTTGTGGATAACTTTTTCCTCAAAAGATTCTGATGAAATTCAGCATGGCGGGAAGACCGTCACCTATAGGTATAGACCATGAATGCTATCGCAAAATGGAGAATGGAGATCGTAGCGTAGCTCACCAGCAGCCAGAAACATACCACTACCAGTGTGCTTGCGAAATCGCCAAAGCCGAATGGAAGACGGGTGAGGGTCAGAATGAGGAACACCCCGGCCAGGGCTGCAAACCCAAAGATAAGTAAGAACCCTGGCATTGTTATTTTTTATCGTGCAATGGAAATTAAGCTGTCGCTCTTTCTTCATCGTCCCAGTCCATGCAGATCCCCCTGCACACTTCTTCTGTTGCCCACCAGGCCAACAGGTTCTTGAGCTGCACTGGCGACCTCACACCTTTTGCTCCATTAAATGAAGAAATAAGATCGGGAATGGAATCCTCACCCAGGTCATCCGCCATGTCGCCGAGTCTTCTCCAAATCTCGTCCTGGTATTTATCATAGAATGCAGATGTGTCTGCGTAGTAGATCAACTCGCTAATTATGCCACCTGAGCATCCATGCTCCGCCGTAGCTTTGATAGTGTCTCTTTCCTGGGTATCTAAGAGCCAGTCTAGAATGGAGTCTTGTTTAAACTCTACGGCCATCTGGCTTCTCCTTCCAGCTTACGAACCAAGGCACACGGACCCAGCCGTGCTTGGTCAATAGTTTA